CTAGCAATATCATACATTTCGTTTTCATAATACATGTTTTGAGTTGGGTTTATATATACTCCAACAGAAAACTCTTTCGGTAACGCGTGTACATCTAATTGTTTCTCACAAGGTAATGGAACAATATCTGTCTTAATACCCATAGCTTTCATTTCAGCGTGTGTAGTTTTATATTCAGTCCAGTGTGTAACCTTGAATTTCTTGAACATCTTCTTCAAGTCAGAAACTCCAGCATAAGAAGTTTGGTGCCACATTTGATATACGTCTGTACCAATCCAATGAACTATTCTTTTGCTTCCCTTGTTGACATTGTCTATTAAAGAACGCATATGCATCTCTGCTCCTGTTGGGTAAAACCCTAATAGATATACTAACTTATAATTATTCTCTTTATGAATAGGTACATCATAAAAATCAGCATTAAGTATCTTGGCTGTTGCTAAACCGTGGTGTGGTGCACCCATTGAAATAACTGCAATGTCTCTATCTTTAATTCCGTGTTTTTCTCTTACCGTTGTTCTTCTAGCAATCCAATTTTTAGAGCTGTCCATAGATACAGAACCCTTTCTTGGTGGTTCTGTTTTAAATCCAATGTGTTCTTCAATAAAGTATCCCTCAACTCCGTCATCTGCTAAAGTCAACCACATATCCCAGTCTTGCAAACTCTTCAAACTTTCGTCCTGTCCTTTAAACAATTCTCTCTTAAGTGGGTTTGCTCCTGATATAAAGTTATTACAACTAAGGTGATACTTGTCCCACTTTCTTCCTGCTATAATACTAGGTTTACTTCCCGGTGTGGTTAGTATTTCATAACTAGCATAGACGAATCCAACCTCTGGATGTTTTCTAAACTCTTCCTCGTATATCTTTAAGATTCCTGGATTAAGGTATACATCTGGGTCTATAAACATTAAGTAATCCCCGGTTGCAGCCTCTGCTCCTCTGTTCCTAGCATAAGGTGCTCCTTTGTCCTCGTCTACTGTGACAAGTACACACTTGCGTTTCTCTGCTATTTTAATAACCTTTTTGTTGTCTTTATTAACAACAATTATCTTTTCGTACTCTTTGTAGTCTTGATCGTCTATTGCATCCAATGTATCCTTCAGATATTTCTCTGACTTATAAACTGGGATAACAATAGAAAACTTTTTATTTTTTACTTTAGGTGTTTTCATTTTTTTTCTATTAATGATTTCTTATAACTATTAATAAATCGCATTAACTTTTCTTCAAAGGTAACCTTCTCTGGTTCCCATCCGAGTGCTCTTAGTTTTGTTGCATCTGCACACAACATGTTTACCTCTCCTGGTCTATCATCTACATTGATGTGACCAGAGTTTGGTAGTATATTATTTTCTATAAAATCTACTAAGTTATTGATTGTTATTGGAACTCCTGTACCAGCGTTATATTCTTCACCGTAGTTTCCTTTCTCTTGAACAAGCATATATGCGTTTATAGCATCATCTATATACATATAGTCTCTAGCCTGCTCACCATTACCGAATACTGCCATTGGTTTGCTGTCCAGCGCCAGCCTAGTAAATATTCCTATCACAGCTCCGTAAGAGCTTCCTTCTCCACCATCTGCCTGTCCTGGACCGAAGGTGTTAAAGTTTCTAAGTATCTTTACTTTCGTACCATATGTACTGTGATATGCCTTGCATAATCTATCTGCTGCTAGTTTAGAAGCACCATATGGTGACTGTGCGTCTAGCGGATGTAACTCACTCATCTTTCCAGTCTGTGCCGTACCATATATCTCTGATGTTGAAGCGAACACCATTTCCTTGTCGTGTTTCTTCACAGCCTCAAGAACGTTCAGTGTACCTAGCACGTTTATATCAATCGTTTCTTTCGGATTAGTAATAGACTTATCTACGTGGATTTGTGCCGCTAGATGATAGACAATATCGCACCACTTGATTAGTGGTTCTATATCTTCCATATGACGAACATCTCCGTATCTATACCTTATAGTATTATGAAGCTTTATCCTTGAAGGATGTGAAAGGTTATCTAACACGATAACATTGTTCTTTTCTTTTTGTAACCTGTTAGCGAGGTGTGATCCTATAAACCCTCGGCCTCCAGTTATTATGATTTTTTTCATATAATTATAGGTTCAGCCTGACGGGGGAGAGTCTCCTCCGCCAGAGGAACTTACAAATTGTTAAATTTGCATTTACAAGTTGTATTAGCCTGCTGTTACCAAGACACGACCTGCTGACAAGTGTAATACTTGTGTAGCAAAAGTAGCCTTGTAACCAACGGTTGACCATTGATTCAAAGGATTACTTGTATCGTTGTTGTTAGGGTTCTTAATGAAGGTTTTTACGCCGCCATCAAGTTCAGTAACTGCATAACATCCTTTACCAAAGACTGGTGTGAAGTGAGCGGTTGTGCTAGCTCCAGCTCCAGATGTAGTTGAGTACATGTTGGTTGATTCTACGATTCTTACACCGTAAACTTTTCCAACTTCACCTTTCCACATTGTTTCTTTAGAGATGTATTGATTCCAAGTTTGCCAATCATCGTCACTTTCCAAACCTTTAATAACGTTTGGATGAGCAACTGCGACAAAACAGCCGTCTTCGAATGGGCGAACATTCAATCTTCGTAGATTGAAAGCTGCTTCACGAAGGTTATTGGTATCCATTGTCATGTCTGCTAAGACACTTGATAGAGTTGCAATATAACCAGCTGATGTGCCAGAATGCCAGTACTGTAAAGGTAATTTAGCTCCGGATGGAACTGAAGATGTACCTAGTAAACCGTTTCTAATACGAGTATCAATAGTTAAAGCTGCTTGGTAACCTAGTAAATCTACGATAGATTCAATTTGGTTATCAATAGCTACCATAACTAATACGTCTGATGGTTGTACATAATCACCGTACTGTTCGATTGTTGCTGAAACGTTAGAAGCTGATGTAACTGATGCATCTGGTGTAGTACCCTCAGTAAGGGCTGAACTAGCTGCGAAGTCAGTATATCTGCTCCAAGTGATTGTATTACCAGAATGTTTTGGTAATGCTTTCTTTTCAGCAAATTGATACATGAATGTATTAGCACGTAACTTCTCTAATAGAAGTTTGTCATAATAACCCATGATCAATTCTGTGATGGAACTTGTTAATGTTTGATTTGCTGTCATTTTATTTGTGTGGGATTATCTTAGGCTTCTACTTTTGGGAGAACGTCCCTTAGTTGCTCAACAGTGAGCTTACTAAGGTCTAGATCATCAACTGAACCAGATTGTTTCCCAATAGAAGATTCCACAGAAAATCCCTCCTTACTCTTGTCGTCTGATTCGCTCTTTATAGCCTCCTCCGCTTGTGCAAAGCGTTCTGTATAGATTTCTCTAACAGTTTTCTTTGTGTCAACGTTTTTCCATAGGTCATCTATAGTACCTTCATACTTTTTGGCCTCTGGAGTCTCCGCAAACAGAGCTGCTTTTTCTTCAGATAATTTTCGCATTAAGCTTTCGCTTTTTACTAACTTCATCTCGTTTTCAAGCTTCGCTATTTGTGGGTCTGGAGTTTGAGGGGTGTCACCTTGAGGTTGTGCGGTAGGAGCCACAGTCTTGGACGCATTGTCTAATTCTGTTTCAAGTTGTACAAGCTCTTGACCAGAGTACTTGTGCAACTTCTCTCCTAACCTCTCATAGTCAGATTTCTGACCGATTTTCTTCTCAAGATTTTCATAACCTTTTTCCATTGCATCCGCATCTTCAAATTTACCAGCATACTTCTTAGCGGTTGCCTCCGCTTTCGGTTCCTCTGGTGGCGTTTGTTCTGGCACGGGTGTCCCTGTGGCTTCAGGGGTCGCGTTCTGGTTAGCTATCTGAGCTTTAAGAGCCTCCATGTTGGCTTGTCCTCCAGCATCAACGTTGGTAGCGTCTGCTTGAGGGGTCTCATTTGGGTTATTCTTATTTTCTTTTTCCATTTGATTTTGAGTTTTTAATTAATTCTAGGCCTTCACGTTCATACCCAACCTTTAATGTTTTAAAGTATCAACAGTATTACGCTCTGGAGTGGAGCAATGTGTGGCCACCTAAAAAACCCCACACTACCCCTATCCAAAGCACAAATTTTGGTTATTATTGTGCGCTAGGGTTTGATTTTAATTCTTGTTCTGCGTCCTTACCTTCTGCAATAAGAGAAAGTAACAATGTTTCTGGGAATGTTAATCCCTCTATAAAGCCACCTTGAGCTTTAATCTGTTCCATTGTCTCTAGTCCATAAGGACTCGTTCCTGGATAAGCCTTTGAAATAAATGTGGCTAACCTTTTCCAATCGTTTGTCTTGAGAAACTTCTCTGCCCACTTTTTATTTTCTATGCTATCCTCTAGGCTTATTCGATAAGCCTCTTTGTCTAATTGTTTTTCCATAGGTATATGTTAGGTTGTTTAATTCTGATTCTGAGCATTTATCCCCTGCATCATCCCTTTATCGGTTATTCCATTCTCTGGTGCTGGGAGCTTCTGTCCGTTGATTGCTTGAGCCTGTGCGTCTAATCCGATTCCTCCACCTGCCATCATCTGAGCATCTTGAGCTTGTTTCTTATCTGCTTCAATCTCCTGAGGGGTTTTAAAGAATTTCTCTACATCTCTAACACCACCTCTGGTAATTTCTTTATAAAGCTGTTGTCTATTGATTCCAGCTTCTGGATCTTCCTTAGTAAGATTAGCTAAGTCAAGTAACTGTTTTCTCATAATGTCTTTATTAACCAGTAATGATTCGTCAGGTTCAACTTGAATGTCATAGTTACCATCGAACTGGTCTTTCTTGATTTGTTCTAATTCAAACTTATCAGACTCTTCATTAAAGATTCTAATAACCTTAAGGTCTTTAATATTCTGTAAATCCATGTGTTTAATAATCCTACCAAGCCTTTGTAGTGCAATAGCAAAGTTCTTTCGAATCAATTCTATTCTCAATGCTGTATTCCTATTAAGGATAATTGCTTCAGAGGCAGAATCTGCTCCTGCTACACCTTGAACAATATCAGTGTTAGCTGTAGCAGTTTGGAACTGTTGGTCAACCATTTGAAGTAACTGAGATATTGGTCCAATATCAATCCTGTTATCAACAGCTTTTACATCTTTATCAATCTCATCTACATCTATAAATCCAGATGGTCTGGAGATTAATTGTCGTGGGTCAATACGAGCACCACGTCTACGTTGGTACATTTGATTAGCAGAGTTCCTAACATTATCAACCAGTTGGTTAAATAGTTTGTTATAAACATCTGCAATATCCATTCCTTGTTTTCCTATTCCTCTACCAAAAGCACGGGATGGTACAGGGTCTATTTCCCATTTAAAGTCAGTATAAGGAATTATTTCCCAAGGATTCTTGCCATCATAAAGGAGCCATTTATCTGCGCCTCTTGCTACGACTGTTAGTTTCTCTTTAGTCCAACAATAGTAAACAACAAGTTTCTTTACATCTGAGTAAAGATAACTATCTTCATTAAACTTCTGTACATTAAGTATGTCAGAACTTTCATAACCATTGTCTCCTTCATTTCTACCAATTCCCTCATCAGCTTTCTTCACTGTCTTGATTTTAACCTTATCCTTATATAGAGGGTTTGATTCAATGTCATCTACTGTAGTCCAGAACCTTGCTATAAAAGGAAGGTTTCTTTTCTCTAACTCTGAGATGCTAGGAACTAACGGGTTATAAAAAACATCGAACGGAGAAACTACTTCTAGTTCAATGTTATCAAATACCTTTTTACCGTCTTCACCTTTTCTTACAACCCATGGAGAGTATATGTATGAAGTGCCTAGTAAAGCACCTTGTGTTACCCACTGTACAACATGAGAGTATAGGTCTAACTCATAATCAGCTTGATACTTCAATACCTTTTCCATTACCTTAGCTTTAGGAACATCCTCAATTCCTATTGGAACTGTTTTGAAAGATGGGAAGTTTCCTATAACAATAGGTGTCATAATAGAAACAGCTGTTGAAATCTTAGGAACGAAGTGTTGAGACTGAAACGGAATAGCAACACCATTAAATGTTGCTTCCTGTGCGTCTACATATTTCTTCCACTCAGCTCTTTGAGTTTGTGTAGTCTGTTCATATTTCTTTTTTAAATTGACAACATAATCAACCTTAGACTCTTCGGTCTTTAGTTTATTAGGGTCTATTGTTTTGTTTTCTTCCATATTGTTTTATTCTATTAGTGATTTGATTTTAAATGCTTTAGCTGTACGTTGGAACATCATGTCAATAAAATATGCTCCAGCTTCATCATTATCAGCATTTATTGGTATTCCCTTATTATGTAATGTATTTTGTGTATAATGATACAATTCATGTATTAAGGTAAATAAATTCAATCTTGGTAACCAGATAATAGAAAAACCATCTGACCCGTAAAACTTACCCTCAGATTCTTCTCCAAAATCATCTATACCTATCTTACAACTTTTAATATATTTAATTGACTTATCATAATCACCAATTACTATAGATAGTGATGCCCTATATATTGGGTCATCTATCTTTTTTATTATTAGTCTATTTGTTTTCTTTTTTTTAGGTTTATTTTTTTTAAGTTTATTTTGTTTAGGTTCCATAAGCACTATAATTATTGTGTTCGTAATCATTTGATGATTCACCTGGTAACCTACTAATGTCCTGTATATAAGCTAATGCGTCAATCACGTCATCATGTTTTCCACTAGGGAATGTAAACAACTCGTCTTCGAGTAATTTAGTTTCCTCAGCGTCTTTCAAATGAAACAACTTATGTGTTTGATAAAGTGGGTCCAAACCTCTAATCCTAGTAGGGGACTCATTCTTAGAACGACCACCGTGTTTAAGCTCTTCGAGCGGTATATGTACTCGTCGTCGTCTTGCCTCGTCATCAACGTATGGTTTTAGCGTTAACCACTCGATGCCGCTCTCAACACCAAACTTCTGTGGTGACCATTTATCATTAACTAAGAACATCTGATCTACAATCTCCTTAGGTGCCCACCTTCCTCGTCTAATGTCGCGAATGTATTGTTTTCCGTCACTGTCTACGCTGACCGTAATGATAACGGAATAATCTGCTTGTTTAGAACGAGATACAGCGAGGTCAGCCGTTGTATATGTATTAAGGAGTTTACCGTCAAGGTCTTTCTCCTCAAAATATCTCCAATCATCTCTTTTAAAGAATTGGTTCTCACTATCACGCGGTTCATTTTGGTACTCAGCATAAAACAGATGGCCTACACCATTCTTAATTGCATCGTCCTTAATAGTCATGAGGGACTTATAGTTCAGGTGTTCTGGCCACAAAACCTTATTCTCTCCTAGTATGGCGCGATATAAACTCTTGTCCCACTCTAAGTACATGTCTTTTGACAGCACCTTCATTAATAGTGAGTCATAATGAAGAATTGTCCCTATATACAGGATTCTTCCAGTATCAACGTCCAAGGCCGGGTACACTTCTGAATGTAACCAACGCTGGAGTCCAGCTCGCCTATCGGCACTCTGAACCAGCTCATCGTCCTCGAGGTCGTCCAAGATAATCAGATCTGGGCGATATCTCAAATATTTAAGCCCACGTATCTGTTGCCCGGACCCTCGAGCGAAGATTTTTATTTGTCCTTTTAATTCTATTTCTTCTGAAGCCCACTTATCAGTCTTCAGTTTCCCATAAAGCATTTGGAATCTACCATTATAATCTATCTCAGACTTCAAAGCCTCTAAATGAAGTGTTGACTGTTTCAACGTGTTAGAAATGATAAATATAAAATGTGCCTTCTGGTAAGCAATTACCCAAGACAAGAAGATAAGATTGGTTACTGTTGATTTTGCATGCCCTCTGGGCGCAGCAATGGCCACCTTTCTCTTAGTGAAGTCCATGTACTTCTTGTACAGGGCCTCATGAAAGCCAGGTATGGCCTTAGTACAGTGATTAGGAAATACAAATTCTGCATATGCCACAATGTCCTTCTCGAAGACTTTTTTTAGAACAAGAACCTGTTGAGCCTTTTTATCACGCTCAACATCATCTTCTGCTATGTAAGCCAGTGTTTTCTCTGACTTACCATCAGGTATTGTGTTTCTTTGTCCTTTGGGCATTTAGGTGTTATTAACTTTATTTTACTTCTTCCAATTTATATTTTGAACAGCCATTTTCCATATAGCCTACTGATTTAAACAGTTTGCCGTTGATAACCTTTTCGTCTGGGTTACCTGCTACAACCCTTAGGTTGCCTTCTTTTACTGGTTCTACTACTGGTTCTACTACTGGTTCTACTATAGGTGTCTTAGTTACAGGAGGTGTAGATACTCCTGATACTGTTTTCTCTGGTTTTTCTGGTTTCTTATTAAACATTTTGTTCATTTGTTTTATACTTATCCATGATAGCTAGAAAAGCCTCATCGGACAGCTGATTATTTAAATTCTCTTTATTATCCTCTGCTACAAACTTATAGTGTGCTCCTGCTCTATCGGCTAAATCTTGAGAAGCCCTGAGCTTAACATCATCTTTCTTACTCTTAAAGGCAAGTTTGTCTATATTCTTCAAATGTCTATCAACAAAGATATTCTGAGCTGCCATTCTCTTCTCTATCTCATTCTGAACTAATTCTCTATTCATAACAGTTGTAACCATATTACTGGCATTAGCAGGATTTGTAGTATTAAAAACAGTAAGCCCTATATCGGTATTACCTTTACCTTTTAGCTTACCTTCAATAACCGCATGCTCCTTTAAAGTTAAAGGTCGCACTTTCTTTTGTTTAGGATGTCCTCCTGTAGCCTTTGGCATATTGATCTATTTCTTTTTCTTACTCAACAGGATACCGAACTTACGTAACAGAGCTATATCTTCTTTTCTGTTGTGATACTTATTATTATAAGACTTATTATAGATTATATTTTCCTTAGTCAGTTGTAAATCTTTAAATATACCCATATTACTCTATTTTAAATAATTTAGATGCTTCTCACCTAACTCTGCCATAATGCAGAAAAGGGACAATATATTAAAGATTAAGCTTAACCTTATGTAGACTGTAAGATTTTTTTCCCTAACGTTAGCTAAGAATTAGTGTAACCTTGACAAATGTCTAAATAAAAACTTTAATATGTTGTAGTAAATGTGAACCCTCGTTTTATCGAGGCTCATACAATAGTTTCTTCTTTCTAGCTTAGTACACGGCCTCTGCTGATAGTATCTTTAATCAACTATCTCATTTTTACCGGATGTCACTGATCTGTATAAAATCCCTAACCGAGTTCTCCCTAAAGAGTATGGCATTAAGTTAGGAATAATATCCTTGAGTGGGTATTTATGGATGCAGCTTCTGAAAGGGCTTTATCCAGACATGGGAGTTATCGGGAGCTTTACCATGACGCTCCATGAGTTTTCACAAGGTCTATTATATGGGTTGTTGAGAAAGGGTTTTACCCCTCAATACTGAGAATTATACCATATCTAAAAAATAAAGTCCAATTATAGTGTTTTTTAATGATATGGCTATAGCGTTTTAGCTAACCTTAGCGAAGTTATAGAAAAGGTTTAAAAAATATAAAAATAATTTTTTTGAGAAAACATAGGAATATGCTTAGTATACCATGTTGTGGAGGTGTTGTCCAATTACTCTAAATGTGGTGAAAATTTTAGGAGAGTGTAATATATATAAATTAAAAATCGAAATCGAAACCGACCAATATCTAAAGTACTGAGTATAATAAACATTATACCCAGTTCTTTTATACTAGCCTTAGCCATTATTTCTCTTTATATGAAGATAACATGTATTTGAGAGTCAAATATGATCTATTTTAGTGTTATTTGATGTTATGGTTTACTTGAGAAATGGCGTGGAGTTTAGCGTGATACCTAGCCCAAGAGCCGTCCCTACTACAGCGCCGTCGCCATATCCTACGCCGTCGCAATCACAAAACCACCATCAACCACCACCAACCAACCATCATTATGGGTATATACCCATTATCTAACTGTGGATAACCTAGCCATAAATAAGCCATATTAGTATTTAGCCCGTTATGATCTATTTATACCGCTATATTACCCCCGTCTTTATTGGCTTAAATCCTTGACATTATATCTATATGGGTGTATACTATTATTAGGGTACGGCACCGGCACGCACGACCAATAAATAACTAAAACAAACACATGAAGAATAAAACAAACAAGTATTGGGCTAACCTAGAGAAGATAGCCCTAAAAGAGGGTGATCTATCTTTTGCATTATATTGCCAAGATAAGAAGATTGGGGCCAATCAATTTACTACTAATAAACTTAAACAATAACAATATGAAAGAACAAACAAAGGAGATTAATCCCTATAATAACAATGATATGAAAATCACAAGAAACCAACTTATCAATTATTTAGTAGATGTATTAGGTTATGGTGAAGAAGAATCACAAAAAATAGCATCTATTTACGGAACTAGTTATTTAACATCAGACCAATTACAAGAATGCGTAAACTTTAATATATAAGTATGCAGATGTTCTTTGGCATTTATTAGTAGCTAAAGGAATGTCTAAAAAAGTTAATTTAATAGATTTATTTAAATAAGAAGGAGACAATGTTATGACAAAAACAAAAACACCAACAAGGGACGAGATACGCCAAGAAATGGAGGCGTACAACGCAGACGAGATAGGGCTAGACAACCCTATCACAATGGACGAGGCAGAGCATAACTTATTAAATAGTGATAAATATCATTATATTGATAACAAGCCCTATATCTGCAAAGCTATAAACAGCCATGTGAACGCCATAGCGGACATACTGGCTGATTATAGCACGGACAAGCCGTTCAATGCTTTGATACTTAGACATATTAAGGGCGTAAACAGAACGATAAGAAAAATACTTTTCCCGTTGGACTAGATCCAACCATAAAAACCTCCTTTTTCACTCCTTGTTAAAGCAAGGACTCAAAAAGCAACGTTTTAAATAACGCTGCTTTTTTTCTGTCTATTTTTCTGCATTTTTAGAGGAAAATAGCCCTAAAAAGTCAGCATACCCCTACGAGACAAAATCGCACGAATTACCGACGCATTTTTAGAAACATATATAAAACAAAAACAAAATAATTAATTAACTAAAGAAAAATGAACAAGACCTACAACAAAACTTACAAAAAACAACCCACTAAAAGACAAAGGGTGCTAAAACAAGAAAAACAAATAGCAATCATCGCTATTTTAGTAGCTTTTATAGCCGTCGCTAACATAATTGGCGCTATAAACTATGTAAAACTCTACAAGATCAAGACAATAACCCCAAACATTGTCCTTTATGAGGAAAAAGACACTCTCTCTATGAGGGACTACGTCTTAAACGAGGTAGAAAAGGCAGGAATAGACAAATATAAAGTCTATAACCTGATACAATGCGAGAGTGGTTGGAACGACCAAGCATGGCAAGTAAATTATCACGCCAGAACAGATAGCTACTCAATAGACTTCGGCTTATGGGAAATAAACTCGTTTTACCACGACGAAGTAAGCCCTGAGTGTAATTTTAACTATAAATGTCAAACAAAAGAAGCCATTAGAATCATACAACAACGAGGGTTTGGAGAATGGACTTGTGGATCATAGACTTATCCAGTCCGAAGGACGGCTCCCTCGAGTATAACTCGAGTTGTCCACAACCATAATTGGAACAAAATTAAAAAACAGTGTAAACTACTAGCGTAGGAAACATAATAGGAAACATAATAGGTGTGTGGGGGAGAAGGTTCCAGCTCCTCCACACGAGATTAGTTTGTTACTCGGGTTGCGGACACCAGTGCTGGTAGTCAATGCAGAGACTCCGCAGCCCGAATAGCAAATTAAGATTATTAACTTAAAAGATTAGCTTAAAAGATTATGAACACACTTTACAAATCATTAACATAAAAAATATGGAAGCAACAATCAGCGACTTAATTAGACACGAACAAAAGGAAATCAAAAAAAGAGCAGATAGTATTTTAGAACTACTAGCTTATGATTATAAAGATGGGGAAAAGCCATTGAAAGAACGTTTTGATAAAATAAATGGTCAATTAGCACAAACTTACAGTGCTTTAATGGAAGCACAAAAAGCAATAGATGAATTGAATTATTTAAGCAACTAGATTATGATAAATATATGAAAAAACATTAAACAAGATAGAGAAGTGGATACATAAGAGAATTGATTTATAATTAACCTTATATAACTATGAAGAAAGAGAAAAGAGGATATTTTGGAATAGGTATTTACTTGCCAAAAACTGAAACTAATTTAGGCACTTTATGGCGTTCAGCTTTCAACTCCAATGTGTCTAAATGTTGCAGTAGCGGGATCAATAATAATGTTTGATAAATTTAATAAGACTTAACCTTATATCCTGTTATAGGTGGGTGTTAGAGGCGGACAGTGAGCCACTTAACCCTAGAGGATAGACATAAGGGGGAGTCGGACGTAAAAAGGTTCTATCTCGTAATATATCGACTGTAAGATTCAAACTCTTGCCAAACACCCATCTATAATAGAATATAATTAGTTAAATATAATAATATGAAAAATGAAAATTCAAACAATTTGAATGATTGCGACTTCTGCAACTCTTGCGACTTCTGCAACTTCTGCGACTTCTGCAACTTCTGCAACTCTTGCAACTACTGCAACTTCTGCGATTTCTGCAACTCTTGCGACTTCTGCAACTCCTGCGACTACTGTAACTACTCTAAAGGATTAAGAATGTCTGAATATATGATATTCTGTCTTGGAGAAGGTCGCTGGAAAAGTAAAGGAATTGGTTATCAAAAAAACCATCACGCTTTTAATAAACCTGTAAGTGAAGAACGCTATAAGGAAATACTAAAATATTGTAGAGAAGTATTGAAAGACTTAAAGTTAGAATTAAATAA